GCCAGTAAATCTGGTAGCTTATACCATTAGCCTCATTGACAAATAGATAGTCACGCTTACCATTCTTAGCTGACTGCTCATTCTCGAATGATACAAACTCAATCAAAGAACCATTCTTAAAGTAGATTATACGCTCAGTCTTATTCCAAAACTTTAACTGTGACTGTAGATATACGTTATCGGCATAGATATTTTCAGCATCTCTGTAAGCGCCTTTTCTTAGGTTAGGTAATGATTCACCGGCTACCGTAATGACTGATCTCTGCTCGGTTACTGCTCTATAAAAAAGCAGTTGCATGATAGAATAGGTTTTGCTTGAAGATGTGCCACCTTGATTTATTAAAACCTTTTCTTTCGACTCAAATATATCATAAAATAAAGGTGAGCAGTTAAACATCTTGAATCTCGTTCTCTGAATGAGCCAAAGGCGGAGCGGTATTATAAACCACAGGTGCAGGTACTTTAAAGCTAAAATCGCCTGTCATTGTTAAACTTTGCGATGCTTTACCATAGGCACGATCTAGCAATACCTCAGCCGCCCTAACATCGCCTTTTACTGCCTTTGCTCTTAGAGCCATCAGGATTGCTTTAGCTGCTTCTATTCCATCCTTTTCCTCACCTAATACATCTGCTAGTAATTCGTTTAACTGCGGTATTATTTTAGTTCTGCCTTTTAGGTTGCCGGAAACTCCTTTTTTAAATTGAGTATTTAAACCTCTTTTAAGAGATTCTGCCTTGCTTGTAATCATAATGAATATCCTTTAAAAACTCATTGTATTCTTTTTTATCGCCATACTTAATATGGCATGATCTGCATAACGCTTGTAAGTTATCTATATTCTCAGGCTCTTTAGTGCCTCCCATTCCTCTGCATTCAATATGATGAATATCTATCGCCTGAGCCTTGCATATCTCGCAGGGTATAAAATCAGATTGATCAAAGCCAAAGTACGTTATATATAATTTAGTGTGCTTTTTCATTATTCTAATCCGACAAATGCTTTTAACGGATAAAATATTAAACTGTTTCTATAACCGCCCTCGTGTATTGGAATAATTGGTGTAACACCATGAACATTGCGCCACGCCGGGTAAACAAGTATTGAATTATCTTGCTGACCTATTGTAGCACCGTAATCTGGTACGTTTAGATCTCCGCCTTTAGAATTATGTTTTTTACATATAATCACATTAACTGCACCCTCTATATTTCCTGCATCTCTATGAAATGGAGCTGAAATATTAAAATTAGATATTGAGCTTGTAAATAATTTACTAAACCTCCACTTCTCAGGTACATCATTAAATAATTCAACCTGCTGATTATATTGTTTAGGCAATATTTCTTTAATGAGTTGTTCACTTTCTTTGGCTAATAGTAGCATAGCCTTTATAAAAATTTGTGCACTTTTTACATTATGAACACTTGATAAGGTTGCATAATTTCTCATCATGTGTGGTTTTGGTGGAACGCCTCCTAATATAACGCTATATTGTTTTACTACATTTTCATACTTATAAGTTCCATTGTCATTTTTACCATTAGGTGTCTGTCTTGTCATAACAGTTTTAGGAACATTTTTAGTATTTAATTCAGCATTTGCTAAATCAGCTAACTTGCACATTTTATCTGGCATCTTAGTCATGTAAAAACCTATTGGCTCACCATCAGCATAAAATATACAATCCTCAGTTACATTTGGCTCTATATATTTACATAAATCACCGATCTTTGTATTATGTTCAACCTTAATTAAATCAACTCTTTTCATAGATTATTTGTTATATGCAAAAACATTTGTACAAGCAGGAAACCATGACTTTTGCCATGTATCATAATCTCTACTTTTGAACTTGCCAGTATTACCGACATCCTTCAAATCCTTATATTGCTTTTGTTGTTTTTCTATTATATTCCAAAACCTAACCAAACTCGCATCAATATCAAAACTCCACTCATAAACTAATTTATCAAATACTTTAGTTGTATTTTCAAGTATTAACATTTCAGCACCCTCAATATCCATTTTACAACAATTAAAGTTTTTAGCCTCAGATTCAAAATTTATACAAGGGACTTTGATTCCTTTATTATTCCATTTTTTTATAATAGAGTTACGCCATACGTTACCATTATTACCAATAAATAAGACCAATTCTTTTGTATCATCATGAACTAAAGCATATTGCTTAATCGTAGCCTCAAAACCATTTAGATCTAAATTCTTATTTATCATCTGGCAGTTAAAAGGATCAGGCTCATATACTGTTACCTTTGCACCTTTTGAACAAGCAAGTAAAGTAAAAGCACCAACATTGCCACCACAATCCATCCACTTCTCACCTGCATTAATAGTCATTCCTTTTTTTAAATATGTAAGGTTGCCTAAAACCTCCTCAAAAGTTTTTAGATCTGACATCCCATCTCTATGATAAAATTTAATTCCGTTAATCTCTGAATTTAATACTCTCATATTTTTTCTTTTTCAGATTTTAGGTATTCCATTATCATACCTCCGACGTATGCTTTACGCTCTCTCCAGAATTTTACTAATTCAAAAGCTGATTCATAATGCTCTAATTCAAACTCAATCTGAATAGCCTTTTTAACTCCATTAGTCATATCATTTAATTGATTAGATAAGTCATCATCATCTAATATTGAATAATCAACATCAACTGCAAAACTAGGAACATCTAAGCCCCAATTTTCTAATTCATCACTATTCCAATTTTCTAAAATAGACCAGTCCCATTCGCCCCCCGAGATATTATCCTTTATTAGAAATTCCCTTTGTTTCTCCTCAGATAAACCTATTACTTTCATAACAGGAACTTCATTTAAACCAGCTTCTTTACAGGCTTTAAATCGCATATTACCACCTAAGATAATCATATCTTCATTAACAACTATTGGACGAATATCCAACATTTCTGGAAATTCTTTTATTGACTGTACCAATTTAGCAAACTTATCATCCTTAATTAATCTAGGATTATTAGGGTTAAGTTTAATTTTACTTATATTAATTTTCTCTATTTTCATTACTGCTTAATTACTGTTTTTTTACAAATGTACTAATATTTTTTTAAATTCATCTAAACTTCTTATTAAATGATATTCATAACCTAATTCATTAACCCTAAATTGAAAATCATTTTGCTCAGGGCTTTGTATTCCTTTCTCTGTTTTAAGTTCTACAAATATTAATTTACTGTTTGGTAGTATTACAATTAAGTCTGAAGCCCCTTTTAATAATCCAGTTGCTTTAAATGTCATAGCTTCTCTAATGTTACGAGTGCCCCCATTTGGAATGCTGAAAATTAACCCTCTAGGATTATGTGATTTAAGGCAGTACGTGTTATTATACCATTTATAAATCTCTGCTTGTAAGCTGTTTTCGTTTTTCATCTATTGAATTTGTTATAAATTGTTTATGCCATTGATTATTTTTTTTACCGTATTCTTTACACCATTTGTCAAGCTCTAAAATAGCTATATTATTACAATATTCATCATTAACTATTGATTTATGTTTATACTGATAGTTAACAATGTGTTCAGCTATTTTATGTAATACAGCGTATTCCTTCCAATTGCGGTCTTGAGCTATTTTAAAAAGTCCTCTAGTTGGTATATTTATAGGATTATTTTTAGTAAGTAAAAAAAGTTGCTGTTCACGTTCTTCTTCTTTTTGTTTCTCAGCTTCTTCAACAAAATCGTACCCACAGTTTTCACAAATCACTTTTCTAGTATGCTGAATAAAAGAACAATCAGGACATTCTTTAGAAGGTGCAACACCTTTGCCATCGCTAACAGGCTTACCGAATTTAAAAAAGTGTTCCCAATCATAATGACTATCATAAAAGCCAAACCGTTCTGTATTTTTACCTAAATCAATTATTGTAAAATTTTCTTTATTTTCATACAACCTAGATCCACGCCCTATCATTTGAAGGTATAAAGCAAGTGATTTAGTTGCTCTGTTTAAAAAAACAGTTTGTACACTAGGTTCATCAAATCCAGTTGTTAATACACCAACATTACAAAGTATAGCATCAGATTCGTTTTTAAAGTTGTTTAATATCTCTTTTCTCAAGTTTGGAGGTGTTTCTCCATCAATAGCGTAAACATTATAACCAGACGCCCTAAACGCACCATAAACGGTATTATTATGATTAATATTAACGTTAAAAATTAATGCTTTTTTATCTAATGAATATTTTTGATAGCCTGATATTACATTTTTTACCATTTTCTCAGATGAATAAAAATCATCTAATTGCTTAGTATCAAAATCGCCGCCAGTAGTTTTAAACTTTTGA